CAAAATCTCAAATGAAAAAATATGAGAGATGTAAGGCAGATATTGATGAATCTTTGAAGGAAGGAAAAAAACCTGTATCTTTGTTGGAGAATGAAATTCTCAGAATTGTAGAAAAACATTTACCACCAAAAATAACAAAAAAAGACCTTATGATGTATCTATCTGAAGCACCGGCAGTTGCCCCCGCAAAACCTCAAACAAAACCAGATGTTAAACCAGGGATTAAACCTGGAACTAAACCAAGACCAAGTCACCCAGGTAAAAATCCATTTCCTGGAGAACACCCGGCACCAAAGGCAAGCAGACCCTCACCTGAAAGGGCTAAGAAGGAAGTCATTAATGTAATACTCGATTTAATTAAAAGTAACTAAAATGAAGAAAAGAAATTTCAGAGAACAAATAGATTATGGGTCTAGAAGGGAAAAAATGGACCCTAAATTGGTTTCAAAACTTGGTGACCCTGAGGGATTATATTCACAGAATCCTGCAATGAGAAAAGGAACTAAAGATGTTGAAAGACTAGTTAGTTCAAGATTTCAAAAAGTTGCGGATAAATTAAGTCAAGTTACAGGAATTGAGGATTTATCTTCACGACAGGTTCAAGGGATGATATATCAAGAAATGATGTCCAAATTACCCAAGATTATGTCAATAGAAGCAAGACACAAAGATGAACTTGAACAATTGGCGATAGAGGCATCATTAGATGAAACTGAAACACCTGAAGGTTGGTATCAAATTGAGGCAAACTTAGGTATGCCGACAACTCAAGGATTTAAAATGGGTGGTGGAGACGAAGAAGATGGAGACGAGATGGATTTTGATTCTGATTTTGACATAGATGAATTTACAAAAGAAGAACAAGTAGAATTAGAAAAACATAAAAGAAATATTATAAATGCGATAGTTCAAGGTGCGGCAAAAAAAGGACATTATTTGTTCCAAAAACCATCAATAAAATCAGCGTTAGATAGAATTGACCCGTCTCTTTATAGAGATTATTTAGGAATCATGGCAATCAATGATTTCATGTATTTCACTATGGAACAGATGATTGAAATGATGAGTCAAACTGGACAGGGTGTTGCAGGTAAATCTGAACTTGAAGATGCGGACCCAGAAGAACAGGAAGAAGGTATTGATACAAAAATCAAAGCAACAGGATTTATATTCCCAATTTTATGTCACGAAATAGTTAAAGGTTTAGAAGAAGCAAAGGCTCGTCATGGGTTACCGCAAGATGCTGAAACTAGAAGAAAGGTATTACAAAAAACTGATACATTGGCGAATGAACCAATGCAATTGAGAATAGGTCCTGAAATTGTTGAAAAATTAAGGAATGCGTTACCTGATGAAGTTTTTGATGTTGATAATAAAGGACTTTTAAATTGGTTCCATATTTGTTTGTATAAGAAACCAGCAGAAGAATTTTTACAAATCATAGGCGATATTATATCGTCAGATGAGTCAAAGGTTCAAAGAGGTAAAGATGCATTCAAAGAAATTTTAAATGAGGCTTATGAGTTAAAGGATGAGTTTGAAAACTACAAAGAAGAGGAAGGTATTGAAGGAGATGAAGATGATGAAGACGATATTAATGACTTTCTCAGGGATTTAGGGATAGAACCCATAAGTGATAATTAAGATATGTGAATTCAAAAGAACAATTAATAATAGAAGTTACGAAGTGCATGAAGAATACTCCTTATGCACTTCGTACTTATTTACAGACATATGATAATACTGTCTCCAAATATGTCCCATTAGATTTATTTCCGGACCAAATAACTTTGATTGAAGATTATGAAAATTATAATGAAAATATTGCCTTAAAATACAGACAGGCAGGAGTTTCTACAGTTACGGCAGCATGGGCATCAAAAAGGTTAGTTTTTGCGAAAAAAAATAAACCTGAGAAAATTCTAATTATTGCAAACAAATTAGACACCGCAGTTGAAATGGCGAATAAAGTTCGTTCATTCACTGAACAATGGCCATCTTGGGTTGGTGTAGGATTTTCACAAGAAAAAAATTCACAAAGACATTTTAGATTAACCAACGATTGTGAGGTTAAAGCAGTTGCAACCTCAAAAGACGCACTTAGAGGTTACACCCCAACCATACTGATATTTGACGAAGCTGCTTATATTGAAGCCGACAGTGACTTTTGGGCGGCTTGTATGGCATCACTATCTACGGGCGGTAAAGTAATTGTTGTTTCAACCCCCAACGGATACGACCCAATTTATTATGAAATATATGACCAAGCGTTAAGAAATTATAATAATTTCAAAATTACTGAAATGTTTTGGTATAGAGACCCAAGATATACCAAAGATTTATATATGGTTAATACTAAAGACCTTGTTCATTTTTTATTGAATCGTGAGGAATATTCTGATAAAGATATTGTAGACCTTTCTATGGAAAATCCATACGATAGAGATTTGGAAAATGTTAAAAACTTAATCGAACAAGGATATAAGCCGTGTTCCTCTTGGTTTGAGGGTATGGTTAAAAAACTCAAATTTGACAGACGAAAAGTTGCTCAAGAATTGGAGTGTAACTTTTTAGGTTCAGGTGATAATGTATTTGACTCTGAACTAATGCAGAATATTGCCAAAAATCAACTTAGAGAACCACAAGGAAAAATGATGGGTGGGTCTCTTTGGATTTTTAAAGAACCCGAAAATGGTCATAAGTATGTTATGGGTGTTGATGTATCTCGTGGGGATTCTGAAGACTTTTCATCTATTGAAATTATAGATTTTGACGAAAGAGAACAAGTATTTGAATACGTAGGAAAAGTTCCACCTGATGTTTTAGCGGAAATCGCCTATAAGTGGGGTATGTTATATAATGCGTATTGTGTTATTGATTTAACAGGAGGTATGGGAGTATCTACGGCAAGAAAAATGCAAGAAATGTCTTATCCGTGTGGATTTTATGTGGATGGGGTAGATACATCAAATAAGTGGAAGTATGACCCAAAAATGAATGAAAAAATACCTGGATTAAATTTTAATAATAAACGAGTGCAAATAATTTCGGCGTTTGAAGAGGCGGTAAGACACGGGTTTAAAGTTTATTCAAGTAGGTTATATAATGAAATGAATACGTTTATTTATATAAATGGACGACCAGACCATCAAAAAGGGCATCACGACGATTGTATCATGTCAATTTCTATGGCATTATATGTTGCGGAAAAATCTTTCCAATCATTAGAAAAAGTTGTTAATCAAACAAAGGCCATGTTAAATTCGTGGTCAACTGTTGTAAATGAAAGTAAAAATACCTCAGAATACTTCAATCCAATGATTCCTCAAATGGGAAGACAAAATCCGATAAATCAAGGACCAACACGAAAAGATTATGAACAATATGGTTGGTTATTTGGTGTTAGGTAACTATTTATATTATTGAATAAATAGGTAAATTTTAGCATGGCAGATAAAAATTTAACGGTTTGGCAAAGATTAACCAAAACCTTTGGTCCTAATTCTCTTCTCGACCAAGATTATCCTACTTTTACATTTGACAAAAAAGAACTTTTAAGGACAAATAATAAACAGGATTACGAAAGAGAAAAATTACAGGCCCAACAAACATATTTTTTAGCATCACAATGGGCTAAAGTAGAAAATAATTTATATTCCCAAGCAATTTATTATGAGCCGTCGAGATTATCGGCTCAGTATGATTATGAATCGATGGAGTATACTCCGGAAATATCTGCGGCATTAGACATTTATGCTGAAGAATCGACAACTACAAATGAGGATGGATTCATCCTACAGATATATTCAGAGTCAAAAAGAATAAAATCGGTTTTGGCAGATTTATTTAATAACGCTTTGGATATTAATACAAACTTACCAATGTGGACAAGAAACACATGTAAGTTTGGTGATAATTTTGTTTATCTAAAATTGGACCCTGAAAAAGGAATTGTTGGATGTCAACAACTACCAACAATTGAAATTGAACGTCATGAGGTTGGAGTTGCAAATAGAATATCAGTAGATATTACTAAAGAATTAGACCAAGATAAAAAAGGACTTCATTTTACTTGGAAAAACAAGAATATGGAATTCCAATCTTGGGAAATAGCACATTTCCGATTATTGGGTGATGATAGAAAATTACCATACGGAACATCAATGCTCGAAAAGGCGAGAAGAATTTGGAAACAACTTCTTTTATCTGAAGATGCGATGTTGATATACAGAACTTCAAGAGCACCTGAAAGAAGAATTTTCAAAGTGTTTGTTGGTAATATGAATGATGATGATGTTGAAGCATATGTACAACGTGTTGCCAACAAGTTCAAAAGAGAACAAATCGTTGATAGTAAAACAGGTAGTGTTGATATGAGGTTTAACCAAATGGCGGTTGACCAAGATTTCTTTATCCCTGTTAGGGATCCAGCGGCTCCATCACCAATTGACACATTACCTGGAGCACAAAACCTTTCTGAAATTGCGGATATCGAATACATTCAGAAAAAAATGTTGACCGCTCTCCGAGTTCCTAAAGCGTTTTTAGGTTTTGAGGAAGTTGTTGGAGATGGAAAAAATTTAGCACTTCAAGATATACGATTTGCAAGAACAATAAATCGTATCCAAAAAAGTATGATTGCAGAATTAAATAAGATTGCAATTATACATTTATTTTTATTAGGTTTTGAAGATGAACTTTCTAATTTCACGTTAGGACTTACAAATCCTTCTACACAAGCAGACTTACTCAAAGTTGATATTTGGAAAGAAAAAGTTTTACTCTATAAAGATTTAGTTTCAGACCCAGGTAATGGTATTCAAGCGACTTCATCTACTTGGGCCAAAAAACACATATTCGGATGGTCTGACGAAGAAGTTAAACTTGACTTACAACAACAAAGAATTGAAAGAGCCGTTGGTGAAGAATTAAAGGCGACTGCCACAGTTATAACCAAAACAGGAATATTCGATAATTTGGATAAATTATATGGTTCCACATCTGGTGCTACAGCACCTGCCGGAGGGGCTGAAGCACCACCTGAAGAAGGTGGTTTAGGAGGATTAGAGTTAGGAGGAGGTGGTGCACCTCCACCACCGCCGCCACCTGGAGGTGAAGAAGCACCTCCACCGCCACCACCGGCAGAAGGCGGATTAACCCCCGAATCAAAAAATATGAGTTTAAATATATTATTAGAAAGTGATATACTTAAAGGAAATACGAATCTTGATTTAGGTGTGGGACAAAAATCTTTAGGAGAAATTTCAAAACAACTGAATAAGTTGTTAAATTCATAATATTTATAAAAAAAATGTGAGCATGACCTTCGGACAAATTAAAACCAGCATAGAGAATAATCTTTTGGAATCTTATAAGAATGATTCTGATTTCAAAAAAACTTTGAGGGAATTCAAATCGAATGTATTGAATGATAAAACCATGTCAAAACTATATTCGTTGTATGACCAATTAAGCACACCTCAGAACTTAACAGAACAAGAGGCTAAAGATTTTTTAAATGAAGGTATTAATTTGATTCAATCAATCATACCTAAAATTAGAGAAACAAGGTCACTCAACGAGGATTTGGATAATAATTACAAAGACATTGATACATTAGTTTACCCGAACAACATTAATATTGCGGAAAGAGTATCAAGTAGAAAAAACATTATATCTGTTTTAACAACTAAAAAAGAACAAGTTCAAGAATCTATCAACATTCCTTTAACTTCAATGGTTAAAGTTGCAAATCAGACATTGAATAGTTATTTAGAAACTTTGGATGAATCTTCCAAGAAAGAATTAATAAAAGTTATATCTGAAGACTCTGAAAAGTTAAAGGTTAAATTTGACGTGTTAAAGGAAATGACTCTTGAGAAGTTAACCAAAATTAAAGAGCAGGATATTGATGCAGACACCAAAAACAAAGTTTTGGAGACTATTAATAAAATAGAACTCGAAGAATTCAATCAATTAAATTATATTAAGTTGAAGAACCTAGAAAAATCAATTTGATTGTTTCTTTTTTTGTGTGTAAATTGCTTTAAGTATTTGATTCCTTCTCTTGACGGATTTTTTCACATACTCTTTTCTTTCAACTAACTTTTGAGTTTGTTTAGTTTTAATTACTTTGGATTTCAGAGTTTTCAATGCTCTATCCAAATTTTCCCCATTTTTTACTTCTACTATTATCATATAATACAAATATATCGAAATTGATTAAAATTTTGACTTATGTGATTTTTTTTATTAAATTTATTTAAAAATAAACAATTTTTTAATGAAAGTTAATGAAGAAGGGGAAAAGTGTAAAGTTAAACTTATATAGTTCAATTAAGTCAACATATGGGACAGTTGACTCAAAAGATTTGAAATCAATCTTTATAAATATACAATCATGGGTCACACCAAAAACAGAACAAGAGAATTGGAAAAGAATTGTGAGTTGTTTATGTAGAGATATAAAATGTTGTGTCAACGACACAATAAATCGAGAAATATTCAAAGAACAAACAATTGTTGATTTAGATTTAAGAACGAGTGGAATTTGTTTAGGAAAAAAATCTTTTTTTAATTTAGAAATCAACCTCTATTTGGAAAAAAAAGTCGATTTCAAAAACCACGAGGTAAAAGAAACGATAAAAAAAATTATCAAAAACATTTATAAATACCACATTATCTCCAACAAACATTTTGAATTTTCACCATCAAAAAAGGAGTTAGATAATAATCTTTCAATTTAATATATATTTATTTGAAAAGATTAAATGAAAAAGTTAAGAATATTAGAAGCAAATGAAGTCGGTCACGGTATCCTTATAGAAGAGGACGCAGGTTGGATTTCTCCTAATGATGAAATGAATTCAGTTTTTATAAAAGAATCTAAAAATTTAGATTATAGAAATCCATTTGAGTTTTATGCCGTATTACAAAAATACAACACACCAAACCGTAATGGTAGATTCTATCCTGAAAGGATATTAAAAAGAGAAGCCGAGAATTATAAAAAGATAATCTCTAAAGGTCTCGCAACCTCTGAGTTAAATCACCCTGAATCATCCTTAATTGACCTAGATAGAGTATCTCACATCATTACCGATATATGGTGGGATAAAAATATTTTAATGGGTAAGTTAAAATTATTAACTTCACCAGGTTTTCATGAAAGAGGAATCGTTTCAACCAAAGGTGACCAAGCAGCCAATTTATTACGTCAAGGAGTTACATTGGGTATCTCGTCAAGAGGTGTAGGCTCATTGAAAAAAGTAGGAGAAAGAAATGAAGTTCAAGATGATTTTGAACTTATCTGTTTTGACCTAGTAT